CCCGATTCGAGCAAGCCTCCGATTTCGAAACTGCTGATCCTTCAGGTTAATACCTAATACCCGAAAGAGGCGGTTTTCTAGAACAGAGGCCGTACCCTTCTGAAAAAGCATATTCAGAAGAGGCTCGGTACATATAGTTCTGCTTATTTCCGCAGTTTTAGGAACAAAGCTCAAACGACTGCTGTCTGCAATTACACGACCCATTCGTAGCTGCCGCAAGTTTTCCATAGCGGTCCACGTGGGGTTGTGAGCAATTGCCTGTTCATATAACTTGAACAGAGCTGGGTTACTACTAGATAGGTTACTTAAGGCGAACTTGGAATACATGTCCGTCTCGGGCGATCCTATACTAGCTCCAGGTCCAACATTCAAACCCGCAAAAATAGCATTCTGGGTCAGAATGTATTCCTCATGGTCTCCCCATCTATCACTAGACGGGGATTTATGAGAGGGATAGAAGAAGTGATAAAGAAAGGCTTGCGCCTCTCCAATCGCAACTCTCTCCCAACTTGGTAAAGCAGATGTGTCCAGTTTAAACGTACGGCACGACTCGTTCACTTTCAAGAACAAGTCTAAAGCTCTGGAGTCAGCTAGCGGCGAACCTTTCGAAGGATCAATAAGATACTTCTTAAGGAGCGATCGCGAAATAACTTCCATCGCTTTATGCTGAGACGTTTGACCAGGATAGGAGTTAATGACTCCATTCCATCGTGCTTTAAGTAAATCAGCTTCAAGCAAAGAAGCAAGAGCACCAGCGTTAATGCGCATAGCGTCAGCTCCAACGTGATGATGAAAAGTACAGCAAACCAGAGAAACACTTCTACCTCCCGAAGGAGAGAAATCCCTATTAGAGGATTCCTGACACAGCGGTATCGCCAATCCCAGCACTTTGCTGGGAGAGCGCACCGATGTGAGCGGAGAGAGCAGCTCTGAGGTTCACCGAGTCGGCCACGTCCGAACCCGCCGGGATCGAGATTGTCGTCTTGATCATGGCGTTTACGTACGGTTGGCCGGCCAGCGGAAGCACACCCTTACGGGTGAGAACCGAGTACACATTCATCGGCACGTCCTTAATCAGGCCCGTGGTCGGATTCGGTTTTCCCAAAACACGGAAAACTTTCGGCCGATTCACGGTAACCGTGAAAGGAGCAGCGACGCTGTGAACGTTCACGCCGGTTTGCGTACCCCCCAACGCCGTTACGGCGACCTGTTTCCCGGTTGAAGCATCGGGAGCCATGTCGACGACGTGCGTATAGGTCGGGCTTGTCAGACCGGTTTGAGCAGTCCCCGTAATAGGGGAGGTGACGGTAATCGTCATTTACTTTCCTTTGAAGAAAAAGACCAACACAAGAAACACGCGGTTGTTAAGCCGAGAAGTTTCGAGGATTGGGGTTTTGGTGGTGGATACGTCGACGCACCTGCTCTAAGAGAGCCGCTACATTTAATAGCTTGCTATCAGAGTGCGGGAGCCGGAAGGATAATACAGGGAGACTAATACCTGCATTTCCAACACGGTTAATCGTACGTTTCCGGTAATGAACACTGCCCTTATTGGTGCGAAAGAAAAGGATATTATTTTGTCCTGGTGTAGGGCCGCCGTTGAAACTGGCCGTACAGAAGCCGAAGAAATCCGACTGCTGAACGGTAGTTTTACTAAGCCACCTTACATTGGACGTATCCGTAACTGACGCTTCCAAGATACTTCCGATGTTTGAGAAGTAATCCACGAGAAACGACCATGGGAGAAGTTCCCATGCGGTCGGTATGAACTCTGAGGGAGTAAACCCAAAGCGTTTATACTGAGCCCGCGAGGTCGTTACTGCTTGAGCCTGTACAACCCCTCGGTAGCGCACCAGTTCGATCTGATCTTGGAAATTTTCGTTTGTAAACCCGAAAAATCCTTGAGAATGAGCGAAAGGTGTGCCACTATTGGACTGGACATTACTAATACGTTTGAAATCTTTGCCGCCAGCGGAGATCTTTATCAATCTATCCTTTTCGAATAGAGAGA